TTAATCATGAGTTCTTTATTTGACGTAACTGCTGGGTCATTAATTGGCCCAACAACAGGTGGCACTGTAACTCAAGCCACCAATAAATCTACAGGTGTAACTCTTAACACTGAGAGTGGACAGATCACAATGAATGATGCAGCTTTAGCGGCTGCTGCTGAAGTATCTTTCACAGTTACTAACAGCAAAGTTGCAGCAACAGATGTTGTTGTCGCTTGTCATGGTTCTGCTGGAACTGCTGGTTCATATCTTGTAAACGCTAATGCTATTGCTGCTGGTTCATTTGCAGTAACAGTTTCTAATGTTTCTAGTGGATCATTAAGTGAAGCTATTGTTATTAATTTCGTTGCATTAAAAGGTGCATCAAGCTAATGGCAATGTACGCATTTAGGCGTATGAGAGAGCAAAATGAGGCTGCTGAAAAAGCAGCTTCACTAGCTCAAACTCTTGAAAAGCCAAAACCAAAACGCAAGCCAAAACAAGAAAAAATAAATGGCAATAACTCTTGATGCTACTGTTGGCGGTGCAAATGCCAATACTTATATCACCCTTGACGATGCAAACGCTATCATCGAAGGTTTTGTTCTAAGTGATGATAATGCTGCTTGGGATAACTCAACCACTGATAATAAAAACCGCGCACTTTTTACCGCAGCCCAGAGAATAGATAGAGAAAAATTTTTAGGGGCAAGAGTAAGCGATACACAGGCTTTGGAATGGCCTAGATCAGGAGTAAGAAAACCTGACACATACACAAACCTTTATGGCTTAAGTTTTCCTAATAGATTAGTTGCTGATTATTACACCGATACTGAGATTCCAGACAGAGTAAAAAAGGCTCAAGTGGTTTTGGCAGTTTATTTGAATAATAATAGAAATGGTTTAGAGCTTAGTGGGTTGGAAGATTTTGCGGCTGTAAGTGTTGGAGGTATAAACGTAACCCCTAGATTCTTTGGGGCTGTGGGCATAGATAGGATTCCGCCAATCGTTGACCACTATCTGATGGGCATTAGAATAGGCGGAAGAGCAAACTTATCAATCAAGAGGTCTTAAATGTACGGCTACGACTATCCAGCAGCAATAATCATCACTAACACTGCAACACATACAGGCAGATTTGGTAAGGTTCATGCTTTGAAAGATTCAGAAGCTACTTTTGTCGCTGAGAATATTACAGAGAATGGATCTTCAACAATAAATGGCATTGAAATGAAAGCCTCAACAGAAGTTTGTGGTGTCATCACAAGTATCACTCTTGCAAGTGGACAAGTCATAGCTTATAGATTATGAGTCTTGCAAATGCACTAAAGAAGGCCGCTAGTGCTTCATTAAAAAAACTTGGCGGTGATGTAACTATAAGGCAAGTAACGGCTGGAAGTTATAACACAACAACAGGAGCTATCACTGAAAGTACATCTGATACAACTATCAAAGGTGTTGTAAGTAATGTTGCTCGCAATGAGGTAAATGATTTGATTGAGTCACAGGATAAAAGGCTTACTATATCTGCTGGTGATCTCACATTTGCACCTACTACAAAAGATAGAGTTGTAATTAGTAGTGTTGAATTTAAAATTATTCAAGTTATAACGAATGAACAAAATAATACTGCTGTTAGCTTTGATCTTATCTTGAGGTAAACATGGTTAGAGAAATAAAACTAACAGAAATAAATGATTTTTTTGAAGAAGATGTTGTTGACCTTGTAGCTGCTACGACTTTGGAATGGACATCAAGAGTAAAAAAAGCAACACCTGTAAGAGTTGTTTTTCAAGGTGAACCAAAAGGAGGTGGGCAGCTAAGAAACGCATGGCAAACAGAT